ACCAAAAAGGCTACTATCGCTGAAAAGACCTATGGATTGGATGCTACCCAAAAGGCCCGCGTTCAAAAGTTCTTTGAAAGCAAATCACTTTCCGAAACAAAGAAAGACATTGATGACTATGTTGAAATGATTACTGAACAATCTATCAATATGCGTAACAATCGTGCTAATTTGTTTGAAAAGAAATCTCGTCCAGTTTCTCGCTCTGCTAAAACAGAACAAGTAATTGAACAAGATAATACTATTATGGAAAAATACAAGAAATCCACACCATCTAACCGTTTCCTAGACGAAGCTGCTAGATATATGGAAGAAAATTAGTAACAAATTCACAGACAAAAAAATTATAAATACAATATATAAACAAAAACTCATTTATATAGGAGAATCAAAATGAATACAATTAAAAACACATTGGTAGAAAACTTGGCTACTCAGGGTCAAGAACGTCTATCAATCGCATCTATCAAAGATAAGTATATTCGTGAAAACATGAAGAAGCTTATGGAAAACCAGATCCGTCAGGATGTTGGAACCGCTTTGAACGAAGACTTCACAATGGGTGTAGGTGCTCCACTTGGTGCTGACCAGGGTATCCCTCATGGTGGTGATGCAAAGGCCGTCTTTGCTCCAATTTCTTTGGCACTCGTCCGCCGTGTATTCCCACAGTTGTTTGCTAACGTACTCGTTGGTGTTCAGCCTCTTTCCGGTCCTGTTGGTTTGGCTTTCGCCCTTCGTTATGTTTACAAAGACGCTGCAAATCCTGAAAAATTGGTTGAAGCTGCTTGGAAGGCTGTTCCTGAATATTCAGGCTTCTCTGGCTCTACCGCAAACACTTCAGGTGAACCTGATGCCGGTACTGGTGTAGATACACAATCTGCCGAAGCTTGGAAGATTACTGGTAAGTATGATGAAATCCAGACACACAATGACTTCTCTACTGGCCTTCGTGGTAAGATTCCTGAACTTGGTTTGATGTTCTCTCGTCAGTCCATCGTTGCCAAGACTCGTAAACTTGCTGCTTCCTTCTCTCTTGAATCTGCTGAAGATATTAAGAGAATGCAGGGTGTAGAAATGATGCAAGAAATGGTTAATGTTCTTCAGTACGAAATGACTGCTGAAATTGACCGTGAAACAATCGCTCGTTGTAAGAGTATCACAAAACCAATCATTTGTACCGCTGGTGCTTCTAAAGAAGTTGCTGATGGTTGGGTCGGCCGTTGGTCTCAGGAAAGATACTCTCGTATCGTAGGTATCATTGTTAAGACTGCTAACGATATTGCTACTGCTACTCGTAGAGCTGCTGCTAATATCGCTGTAGTTTCTCCAGATATGGCTTCTGTCCTTCAGCAAGCTGCTCCATTCTTCAACAAAGTAACTGGTGAAGTTAATGGTTCTACAGCTACTCCTGAAATTGGTTCTTTGAATGGCTCTATCAAGGTCTACCGTGATAACTATGCTGTTAGTGCTACAACTGGTGTTGACAATGGTGAAGTTCTTCTTGCCTATAAGGGTACCGGTGTTTCCGACTGTGGTGTAGTATTCTGCCCATACGTCACTGGTGTTGTAAATCAGGCTATTGACCCTAACGACTTCTCACCTCGTGTTGGTGTTATGAGCCGTTATGCTTTCGCCAATAACATGCTTGGTGCTGACAACTATTACAGATTGTTGAAGTTTGATACTGGTGCAATCTGGGCCCGTGCTGGTGAAGGTTTCACATTCTAATTTAAACTGGAAACGATAAACAATTTAAATTTTAATAGGAGAAATTAATAATGAAGAAACCTACAACAAACGCAAATGATTTGTACCAAATTGGTAATGATTACCCACAGGCTCCACTTAGTTCTTACTTTGTAGAATCATCTTATCACGATGGTATCTACACAGAAATTGTACAAACTGCATTTAGTGCTGAATCTAAGGATGGCTACGATGATTCCTTCTTCCTTGGTAAAACCCCTGTTGGTTTGAACAAGAGAGTATTGGATGTCTTGCCACAATCTGGTTGGGCACCTGTTGACAAAGATGATGTAACCGGCGAAGTTTCCGCTGTATCCGGCGAAAAGATCTTCTCTGTTGACTATGCTGCTGGTGAATTTAGTGGTTTCCCAACAGAAAACGCTTAATTCATAAATTAGTACAAAC